GGGGAGGAAGGTGCTCCCGAACCATTCCAGAAAGGAGATACTGTACCTAGTGATGGTGTACCTCCAGAAGAAGGCGGTGGCGAAGCTCCAGAGGAAGGCGGTGGTCCCCCACCTGAAGAAGGCGGCGGTGAAGCTCCGGAAGGTAACGGCAAGAAACCTTTCCCACCAAAGAAAGGAAAGAAGCCTTTCCCTCCTAAGTAACTTTACTGTTCAATATAACCTTGCTTCAACCATCGTACCATGTGGTGATAGTGTTTAAAGGATAGCCCCAAAATCTCTGTTGAGATTAATTCGAGCTCTCGCACCGTTTCCGGTGTAATTTCTTTAGCTTCGGAAAGTGTTTGTAGTCTATTGCTAAAATCCTTAAAACTATCCTTGTCCTCATCTCGGAGTGCGTTAATTTGTGCTTCTTTTTTTGATTGGTGTTCCATCTATTTCTACCTCAAAGTTTAATGATTGGTACGACTTTACTCTAGCTACCGAATGTTGCTCTAAGTATGGAGCTTTGTCAATATAATCATAGATGAAAACTTTCGATTTCGTCTTATGTTTTCGTAAAGTTCTCCCAAGGGCTTGCAGAGTTGCGATTTCAGATTTTAAACCCCTAGCATTAATTAAATGTGTTAACTCCGGTATATCAACCCCAGTCTGAAAAATAATTGTACCAATAATAACAGAAGATTCTGTGGAGTCTCGAAATTTAGTTAAAACGGACTCTCGGTCTGTAAGGGAATCCTTCCCTTCTAATTTATATGAACCTGGAATTAGCTTATGTAAAAGCTTCGCGTGCTCTAAATTCTTTGTTAGGATTAGAATCTTTTGTGGGTTTTTGGTAGGTTTTTCGAGGATGGAAGTGGCTAAGTCTGCGATAGCGTTATTTCGGCTTTCATTCTCAATAATGTACTTATTATACACTTCCGGGTAAGGCATTCCGTCGTGAACCTCAGCTAGAGAAGGAAGGGAGGTAATTTGAATTAAAGGTTCGGTTAAATGACCTTCCTCAATCAAATTCTCGGCAGTAACCTCTTCGACGACGGGACCAAGTGTGGATATAAGGTTTAGAAAGGCATACCTCTCTGAAGGAGGGGTAGCTGTCATGCCAATTCTAAAATAGGCTTCAGGGAACGATTTGAGAACCTTTTCGGACAGCTTACCTTTAGCAAACTCATGAATCTCATCGAAGATGATAAATTGTGAAGTTTTCAAATGAGTGCTTAAAACTTTATCGATGGATTGGATGGTGCATAGGGTTATAGGTTTTATGTCAACTCCGTCACCGAAGGCTACCCCTACGTCCAAGCCGTGTTCTGTTAGGAATTTATAGGTCTGGTGGAGTAATTGCTTCTTGTTGAAGAAGATTAACCCTGTTTTACCTTCCAAAGCTTTTAAAATAGCAGCAAGTATTACAGTCTTTCCACTTCCCGTAGGCGCCTTCAACACACATCTCTTCTTATCCAAAACGTCTTTTACTAGGGTTTTCTGGTAGTCTCTGAGGGTTAGAGTCTTAATATCTGTATCTAAGGTTGAAACCTTGGTCCTTTGGTCTTCGACAGTGTATTCCCTCTCCAAGTAATCTAAATCTTTACATATTAGAGGTAATAACCCGGACCTAAATTTCCCGGTAACAGGACTGAAGAATTGCTTGTACCCATCCCAACTCCGACGACGGTATTGAGGAGTGTACTGATACCCAGGAACGCGACACTTGTACTTAGTAGAAAGAGCCTTTTTTAGTTCAGTATCGTCTGTCTCCAGGATAGCGTATATATTTGTAACGACAATTTTCATTAATTACATTAACTGTACTATGTATAAGCGGAGTTTGGTATAATGACTACAGAAGAAGACAGAACTATTAATATGAGACCTAGAGACATGCGTCCTTCGGAGGAAGTAAATCAGGAAAACCAGGAAGTATCCTCTCGAAAGGATGTTTTAGAAGCCTTATTGGAAAAGGTTAAAAACTCAAACGATTGGGTAAACGTAACTACACCTTCGCACTGCGAAGTTAAGGTTCGACCTATTACGTACCAAGATGAGACCCAATTTCAACTTCAACTATCACAAGACTCCACTGTTGCCGTAAACAACTTGTTGGAGGCGTGTACAGAGGCGGACTGGTCCAAGTTGTATGTATTTGATAAGAATTATCTCATGTTTAAACTACGAGAAATCTCTTATGGCAACCACTACAACATTGAAGGTACTTGCACCAAATGCTTTAAAAGGACTGAATTAAATTTAGAACTTAACCAACTTCCAGTAAAGTATTATGATGGAGATGGGACTATTACGNTAAATCTCCCGGACTCGGGGGTTAAAACCGTTTTAAAAATACCAAGCTCAGCAGACCAGCGTTTCATGGAGGATTTGGAGGGAGCNAGTAGAGCGTTGTGGAGATTTGTCGTTTCGTTAGATGGCGAAACAGATACCGATATTATCCAAGAGTTTATTAAACGAACCACCTTAAAAGATGTTTCTGAAATACGGACAGAAGTTTACGGTCTAGATTACGGGATGGAGACTGAATGCTGGTTTCATTGTGCGCACTGCNATGAGAAAAATAAGACAANTGTAGGNATAAACGAGACTTTTTTTACACAGAGCTGAAGGCAAGAAGCACCTTGGACGTTCAAGCTCAGGAATCTTACAACTTGGTGCATCATTGCGGATTTAGCTTATCCGATGTGAAAGGTATGTCTTTCCGNGTAAGGANAGAATACATTAAACTTTTAGTGGATGAGAGGGAAAAGGAGGCGGAAGCATCCAAACCTGAGAAAATGAAGCCAGGTGAGTACAATAGTTGAGTATATAATTAGAGATGGCTACATTTAATTCCCACACCGTTGTACGCAGGCATAATAGACCAAGCGCTAGCTCCAAGACATTGTTGGAGATTATTCAAGTAAATAATGGCTCTCGGTACGACCCGAGCCTCGTTAGTTCAGTACATATTTTCCCTGATAACTCCAACGGGGACCCTAGTGTGTATCTGGATAAAGTCTCCGGTTCCNCTAGGTATGGGTTGGTAGCTCCGTCAGCGGAAGCGTCGGCTGTATTTATTTTCAGTAACAGTGGTATCGCCGACCCCGGTAATGCAGCATTTAACGTAACTCGTTACCTAGGAACAGCTTATGAGTCTAGTGGAATCTATACTAGTTCTACAGGTAAGTTTGGGGTAGTCCTAACTCCTGATGCCATCAGCCCCTCTGCGTTAGTTGGNACTAGTGGAACCCTCACAAATGGAGCTTCCTCGGCAGACAAGTTTATTGATGTCTGGACTATTAAAGAAACTGGTTCAAGTGCTTGGAAAACAGTCTCTCATAATTTCGAGCTATTCGACGACACTTACTTAAGTTTAACAGAGCCTATCGTTCTAGAGACTTCAAATAAACTACGGCAGAAATATGTTAATGCAGCTTCGGTAGTTAATCTGGAGATTGAAACAGACGTAGTAGTCCTAAACAAAGGATTAACAGATGAGATTAAAAACATTTTCAACCAGTCTGTAATTCAAGATGCGNAGGTTAAAATCCAATGGCTAGGNAATGATGAANCTTGGTCAGATACAGTAGCGGATGGAGCTACAAACGGCTTTGTCGCAGCGGATGTGCTATCAGATGATACAATGATATACAGNTGGACAGCCGGAGGGAGTTCANCTCGCACTGGAGTATACCAGGTTCAAGTGAAGTACATCCTCCTCGAGGAAACAATCTACTCCGACAAGTTTAAGCTAATCGTTCGATAATCTTAGATTCAAAATTTAANGGCTTCGTGTTGACCTTCATCATAGTTTCTAAAGCTGCAACTCCTNGTCGAGACAAAACCTCATTCCAGTCTTTAAACTCGGAATCCGGAAAAGCGTAATAAATACCACTTTTATTCTTAAGCTGTACAGCCCTCTCAGCCTTGTTTAAACCGTTTCTCCCGGCCTCATCGTTATCGAAGGAAAAGATAAGGGTTCTGTCCCCAAGCGCGTCTAACTGCGTCCTAGATAGGTTAGAACCTTGAAGAGCGGTTGCGTTAAAGCCACAGCGCTGAAGTGTAAGAGCATCAATTGGACCTTCGGTAATTAACACGTAATCTTTGCTGGTGTCAAAGGGGTACAGAATTTCAGAGGACCTGACACCATACTCTTTTGCCGTAGGGTTTAAATACTTCATTCCAGTATTAAATAACAGCCGTGCTTGAAAGTAAATCAAATCTCCACGTTCTTTGTAGGGGATGATAATCCGGTTTACGTACTTCCCTGAGGTTGCTAACATCAAACCACACTCAAGTAGAGAGCGAGATTGTAGAAATCTGTAAGCAATCCTTTTAATAGGATTCTCATCATTTTGAAAAGTCTTCGTGATTACCTCGAAGTTTTTCTCTTCTTGTTTCAGGCTTCTCCATCCACCTATAGGTTCTTGCTTAGCTCTCTGGAGTTTAACTTCCGAGAAAAGCATCTCCGGGGAATCAAACATTTTCCGGCGAATCATCTTTATAGCAGCCCCGTAAGAGATACTTTCCACCATAGCAACAAAGCTGGCGAAGTTACCGTACTCACTAGACTTAAAGTCCTGCCATAACCCAGTACGCACGTTTATAGACAAGTGACCTTTTGCGTCGTCTACTAGAACAGAGTCCGTGATAAATTCATCACCAGAAAGCTTAAANTTATTAAACTTTTGGTGTAAATACTCTTTAATAACTGTAGTAGGTATATTCATGTTTATAAACACAGCATCCCCGTCTAAAATTAAGACATACGATACATGTAAATTAAAGTACAAGTTTCGATATGTTGACCGCCTCTCTGAAGATTATAATGGGGAAGCGGACACAAGTCACTTGTATTTCGGTAGTTACGTACATAAAATTTTTGAAGATGGTTGGCAAGCTGAATCTTTAGAAGAACTTACAGAACTATCAAAGAACATTCGAAAGGATTTCGACTTCCAATCTCCAAAAGAAAAACTAATTCCACAAATTTTAAAAAATTTCTACGAATGGAATGAGAAGCTTGAGACAACAGTAAGCACTGAAATGAACTTCAAGGTTGAGATTGCCGATGGAATTGAGTTAAATGGTTTTATTGACCGTATTATAAAAGGTAAAACAGGCAAGTACCTAGTACTTGATTACAAGACATCGAAGAGAGCAGCTAACAAGAGAGACTTATACGATGATGTTCAGATGCTTACTTATACTCTAGCCGTCCACAAAATGTTCAATGTTCCTATTAGGGACATTACTGTAGCCCATTATTACCCTCACCTAAATGAAACGGTAAGTATCTCCTACCTCCCGATTCACATTAGCAATTTTATACGTAAAATGAAAGACAAGTTTTGGGATATCCGAAAGCGTACAGTTGAAGATTTCTACCCTTGTCGTGGGTTTTTATGTAACTGGTGCGGGTATAAGGATTTATGTCCCATATTTGGAGGGACAGATAAAATGCTTAGGGATGCAAAGGAGGCTAAACGTGATTCTCGTAACAGGAAGTAGTGGTTTTATTGGGCGACATGTAGTTAAGGCTTTAAAGGCTAGAGGGGAA